GCAGAGTCCTCAGCCCTATTGCCGAACTTATCTAACGTCGCGATCCGATAAAATCGGTATGAAATTTCCGCGTCGTTATAGTAAAAATAACCACTAGCAGACCAATTAGGTCCTGGGATTATATGCGCCACCTGGGTGAGCGTAGTGTACGGCCCAGCGCTACCTGTATCGCTTTTTAATATTTCATAAGCAACGATATTCGGAGCGGTGTTTGGTAGCCATTTTATTTGCTGAGTAGTCATCGTAGATTTAGTTTACTTAAAGCTGTTTTAACGCCTTCGTTATATACCATTGCTTCTTTTTGCTTATGCCTACGGTAGATTTCCGTGGCCTTTTCATCCATGTGGCCTTTATAACCGCCGTACATTCTTCCAGCACTGCCTCCCGCGGCTGCACCTTGTATTAAGCCAGCTGGGAAATTGCCAGTTAGCGCTCCATAAGCGCCACCCAACGCAGCTCCACCGGCTAAGCCTTTAAGTGCGCCCAGCCCTTCTTGACCCCACTGATGTCCTAATGCATCTGTGTAAGCTTCTATGCGCTTTCCTTTTTTAGCGTCCAAAGCAGCGCTAATGGGGTTACCTAAAAGAGTGCGCTTTATGGGCGCGTCTTCCTCTTTCATTTTTGAGCTTAATCCAGAGCCTAAGTGCGCACCTGCAGTACTTAGCCCTGCACCACCCACGTACGTTCCCCACGCGGCCAACAACGTTCTGCGCGCTTCGGATAATTGCTGTTTCGTAGCACCCAAACGTTTTAATCTACGGTGCGCAAGTATCGAAGCTAGTCCCTCGAACGCTACAAGGGGAGCACTCAATGCTGCAGGTGCCCAGCGTCCCGCAGTTTGTACGTAGGGATTGTCTGATTGGGCAGTTGCAGCTCCTACCAAACTTGCCAAGGCAGCATTACGCCCTAGGCTGCCGGCAATCATCGTAGGTTTATTTTGCAGTAATTTACCAAAGCGGTGTTTAGCTAACTCCCCATGGCCCAACTCGTGGGCAAGAATGCTTGGGGTTTTAAACCGCTCACCCACTACGACACTATGGTCGGATGGGTCATAGTACGCGTTGTCTAAAAAAGGCGCGTGATGAATTACAGTTTCTGGATCAGCGCTTTGAATGACTTTTTCATATAATTGTTTATTTGCGTCGCTAAGAGGTTTTAACTGTCGGTTTAATTCTAAACCAGAACCCGTTTGAAGAGCTGTAGCTCCTATGCCTGCGCGTATAGCGTTACGCTGGACATTATCCGAATCATTTTTCGTTGTATCGGGCATGACATTTCCACAAAAAGAAAGCGCGCAACACCAAGTTGATGTGCGCGCTTAATAATTACCGTGTAACTTAGTTACACAACTAATTAGTTGCGATTGCGTCCTCGGCGACCGCGGCGCTGTGGTCTGTTGTCCTCAGTGTTTTCCGCAGTTGGCTCTTCGTTCGCTTCCTCATCGGGCGCCTCTTCCTCTTCTTCAGAAGAAGCCTCCTCTTCGACGACAGGTGCAGGTGCAGGCTCGCTGACGACCGGCTCAGGCTTTGCCGGAGGAGCGGGTTCAGGAGCACTCTCTGGCGTTGGAGCGGCTGCAGGAGCCTTTAACACCGTGTCGTCCTCGAGTAGACGCCGCTTCACGTAATACTGAAGCTGCGCCGAGTCGTAAACTTCCTTAGTAACACATCGGCGGGACATTGGAGTGCCCTGCTTTGTGAACTTTAAAGGCTGACCCGCGTAGTCCGTCAAAGGACGGAGTTCGAAAATAGCCGTTGAAGTATTACGAACCCAGATAAGTTTCGACATACTAACTCCGTAAAGAGGGACAGCCGAAGCGGGCCTACTTTAATTACGCGATGTCGACGCGGACGATGGAGTTGGTGTTACCAATTCCGATGCCAGGCGCTGCATAGCTGTGGAAGAAGATGATATCCGCTTCCTGCTTGATGAAGAGCGTGGCGTCCTGCAGGAGGAAGAAGTTACCAAGGAAGTTCTCGGGCGTGAAGATATACACCGAGTGCTTGGCACCAGCCTGTGGCGTCAGGATGTCTGTCTTGATGGTCGAAATGACCGGCAGACCCCAAAGACGCTCCTCCTTCTCGATGCCCTCGCTGTAGTGGCGTGAGGCAACGTCGTCACCAACCGAAGTGGCTGGCAGGTCAAGCGCTTCGTAGTAGGTCTCCTTGGTCATCAGGATCTTGCCGATTGGCAGACGACGGCTGACCATGTTCTGGAAACCAGCGCGGAAGGCGCCTGAGTTGAAGCCAGCAGCCGCAACTACCTGCGACGGGTTGGCGGTGAGGATCGAGTTGATCGTGCTGAGGAACTTGATGTCCTCCTGATCCGCCATGTCCTTAACCGAGTTATCCGAAAGAATCTTACGGATATCGTTCTGGTAGGTCATGAGCTCGAACTTGCTCTTACGGAACCGCTGTGACTCGGTCTTACCGAAGTAGACCGCGTAACGGGGTCCGCGGAACAGAGTACGAGGACCCGTGCCGTAGAAAGGAACGAAAGTAGCAACCGAATCCGGCTCCTTCTCTACGATCTTCTTTGGCTGGTCCGTGTTCTCGTCACGGTCAATCTCGTCGTCGGCCAGAAGAATGGGCGGAAGGATCTCGCGAACGAAAGCCTCCTGGCGCATCTTGGTACGAATGAAAGCTGAGCCTTCCTCCGTGGCCTCCTTGACGCGGCCCTCTTCTAACTTGCGAACGAAGTTAGAGTTAATGAACTGAGCTGAAACTTTCTCAGTCTCTGTGCGGTAAGCATTGTTAGGCATTATTTGCTCCTGAATCCTTCCTGAACCTAAAGATTACAGGTCTAATTCGACCACAATGGTGCCGTCAGTGGCAGAATTGTTTTCGAGAACTCTGCCGATCAGCTGAGTCGTGTCGGTCTCAGCGCGATCCTCAAGCAGACCTGCATTGTAGGTGACGCCGCCGCCGATTGCGAAGGTCTGCGAGGCTGCAACCTTATCCGTCTTGACGGTAAGCTTGCCGCGAAGCACAACGACCTTCTCGACGAACTTGGTCGAGGTGTCGACGCCATTGCCTTCCAGGACGATATAGACCTGAAGGGGGCTAGCGGTACCAATAGTAACGTCGGCGGGTGACGAAGCGACATCTACTTTGCCGTTCGCGTCCACAACGACGAGGTTACCTGGCAGGAGGGTGACAGGCACACCGCCAGGAGCGACAGGTGGTAATGACTGGTCGATGCTAGCATCGCCGCCGGGCTCCCACCCTTTAATTACATCGAACTTGTCATCAAGGTTAGCCATTTAACTCTCCTGAACCTCTCAATTAATTATCCAATCAAGGAAGCGGTCCTCTGCTTGCGCAGCAGCCTCTTTAACGCTTCTTGGAGCTTCATGCTCCGTAATTTCGCTTGGGCCGCCTAACGAAGCAACGTCATCATTATTCTTGGCGACCTTTAATAAATGATCAAGTGTTTCGGGATCTAAACCGCCTAACTTTTGACGGAGTGAATCTGGAACGTCTTGACCAGTAGCGGCTTCATATTGAGCAGCGATTTTTGCAATCCTGCTCGAGCGTGCCTCTTTTTCTGAAGCTTGCTTCTCTGCCTCTAAACCATCGACGTAAAGCGCGACTGAGTCGAGTACGTCAGCGATGTCTTTATAATCCATGCTTAAACCTCAGTTAGACTTAACGTCGCTAATGAGATGCTTTAAAGCTACCGCTGCATTTAGAGTGTGCGCCGCTTTAATTAAGCGGTCTTCGGCAATTTTATCGCCGGTTTCACGCACTTGCGCAGCAAGCTTTCTAAATTGGTCGCCTAATTCAGAGGGATTTTCAGGCGAAAGGATTTCACGGGTGGACGCGGTCTTCTGTGGGGCACCTGTGTAAGCAGCGAGGTCGTCGTTTGTGACTTCGCGGCCGGAGTACCCACGAATTAATTCCGCTGCTTGTTTCAGAGCCTTACCGATGTCAGTGCTTAACTCTTCAGGCTCATCCACAATAGGAGCCGCTGTCTTCTCTTGCTCTTCAACAAGAGAGACCGCTTCAGCAGCGAGGGCCTCTATGTCGATGACTGAAGACATCAGCTGTTGGCCTCGTTAATGAGCTGACGAGCTACAACCTGTCCATGATAATGAATTTCTGCGGCAGTCTTATAGACTTCCTGAATAGTATCTTCGTAGCCACGATTGAACTCTTCTTGAGTCTTGGCTTCGATTTGCTGTGCAGCTAATTTGTAGCCCTCTTCACGAGCGGCTTTAAGCTGGTCTGCACTGGCAGTCTTGGTGGCAGGCATGTGACCTTCCAGAGCGGTGTCATAAGCTGCGAAACGCTCGAAAAACGAATCACACATCACAGCACCCATATGTTGTGCTTGTTTGATCAGTCTTTCTTCTTCTTGCGCTGCTGCAGTCTTTGCCATCTCTTCCAGGCTACGCGCAGGGCTATTTGAGTTGTCCGACGCCGTCTTTGTGGAACCCGCGGACTCCGAGACGCGCCGTACAGCCGCGAGCATTGTGGCCTCTGCTGATGGGGCTGGGGTGTGGGTTGAAGCAGTCTTTTCTGTCACAGCGTCATCAGCCTCGCTGAGGCGTCCGAGAATTCTATCGAAAGTGGTATCGGGCATTTTCTTCTCCGGAAGTGCTCGTGGTTAATAGTAGGCTAGCTACATTCTAAACACAAGTATTTAGCCTACAGCATTAACTATCGAATGTCCTATGATTTCAGCGACGCGTTCGAAGTCTAAAGTAGGTCCGAGTACGTCAGATAATTCGTCGTTTATTTCAGCCTGCTTGATGAGACTAATCAAGTGATTCGCGTACTTCTTTGGCAGCAAATCGGTAGGCCCGTCTACAGCTCTCCGCAGCATGTATTCTACCTCGGGGGCTGTGGCTGAAGCGGTGCGTACCATTTCTGTCCATGCAGAGATAGGCATACCTTGGTCTGTACGTATTGTCGGCCCACTCAAAGTAGTGGGTTTCGCTATTTGATTAGCCCCAATGGCTCCGGTGGCTAGACTACCAAGTCCTGAAAGGACGGCTTTCATACGTCCAGCCTTACCTTGAGCTCCGTGCCGCATGGCGCTGGCTCCAAGTAACGCACTGGCACCTAAAAATGGCGCGGCCTTGAGCGCTTTGGTTTTATAGGCACGCTCAGTGAGCATGTCATGTGTTTTTTCAACGGTACCGCGGTTAGTTTTATATTGCTGCCCCGTCACAGGATCAGTGTACGTGAGCACATCTGTGAGTGGAGCTTCACGCCCCCTAAACATCTCGCGGGTAACCCGGCGATGCAAATAGTCACCTGACGTAATTCTA